AAAAGAGTTTTTAGATGCGAACCCACATTTCCGAAAAGGGTCATTAGCTGGGACAGGATCGACCAGTAGCATCGAAGGTAAAACTGTAAAACCATTTAATATTCAGGACTTAGACATGAGCAAGGCGGAGGATCGACAACGTTATGCTGAGTATCGCAAACAAAGAGATTCTGCTCCTGTTCAAATAAACTTAAACAATAAATAATAAGGACAACAAACAATGGCAAACGAAAGCACAAGTTCTACACTATCGGAACTATACACAGAGATAGTAGCAGAGGCATTGTTCGTAGCAAGTGAGAGATCAATCATGAGACCACTTGTAAGAAACTATGCAGTGACTGGTGGTGGAAAGTCAGTTGAAGTTCCAATCTACTCGGCAGTTTCAGCGGCCGCAGTATCGGAAGCATCTGATTTATCTAACACAGCAATAGACCCAACATCAAAAACAATTACTTGTTCTGAGCATGGAATCATGACGACGTTAACAGACTTGGGAAGAAATTCAGCTCCAAGAAATGTAGCGGCAGATATAGGTCGATTATTTGGTGAGGCAATTGCAAAAAAAGTTGACAAAGACTTAACAGCTTTATTTGGTGGTTTTTCAACAACTGTCGGTTCTGCTTCAACTGCAATGTCAGCAAGTTTGATTTTCCAAGCAGTGGCTAAATTAAGAGCCGCTGGTGTACCAGGTGAAAATCTATCAGCAGTTATCCACCCTCAAGTAGCATTTGATTTAAAATCAGGTCTTACAAACACATTTGCTAACCCTAATCCAGGAGTTGGTAATGAAGCATTAAGATCAGGTTTAGTAGGTCAAATTGCTGGAGTGAATATATTTGAAACTTCAAATATAGCAGACTCATCAGGTAATGATCCAGGAACAACTGGAGATTACAAAGGTGCAGTATTCCACTCTGATGCTTTAGGTCTAGCAATGATGCAAGATCTTAAAATCGAAACTCAAAGAGATGCTTCTCTAAGAGCTGACGAGATTGTTGCAACAGCAGTCTATGGAGTCGGAGAACTAGATGACTCTAAAGGTTGTGAAGTCGAATCTGATTCATCAATTCAATAATAATTGAATACTTTGTGAGGGTGGGAGACTACCCTCACATTTAAATTAAATGGAGATATTATGGATATTAAATTAACAAATGGCAGAAAAATAATTACTAAAGATAAAAAGTATTATGAGGCTAATATAGGACATTTTCAAAGAAATGGTTTTACTCCTGTTGATGAAGTTAAAAAAGAAATTAAAAAGGCGACAGTTAAAGACATTTCTGATAAAGTAGTTCAACTCAAACCAAAGAGAAAAAAAAATGTTAAAAAAGCTAAAAAAAAAACTTAAAAAATTTTTAAAATGGGTTGTTGGTAATTATGGCTAATTTTACTGGAGCAAATGTAATTGTAGCAAGTGATGTCACTAAGTATCAACCTGACACATTTGATTTTGGTATTGCATCAGGATCTACTGAAGCGACTAATTTTTTTTCACAAACAACAAACGATATATTAAGGCAGTTAAGAATAGAATGGTGGCCAGTATATAAAACTAATGTTTATACAGATATTACAGTTCTAAATACTGAGGAAATGGTAAACACTAAAGTTGACTTAGATCAATTTGAAAGAGCTGGAGTATATTTGTTTTTAGGAAGATTTTTATTACCAGCTTTAACAAAGTTTAGACCTGAAGCTGAAAAAGATAGATTTGAGAGGATGGCAGAATATTATATGTCAGAATATAACAAAGAGTTTAGATCCATATTAGAGGATGGTGTAAACTATGACTCTGATGAGGATTCTTCAATATCTACAAGTGAACGAGAGCCTCTTCATGGATTAAGAAGATTGACTAGATAATGGCAGTCGACGTTCGTATAAAGTCAAACGTCAAATCTATACAAAAGAACTTTGACAAATTTTTTAACAAGTTTCCATCTATAACTAGAAAGGGCCTGGCTAGAGCTAGTTTCAGATTACAATCAATTATAAAAGAACTTACATCAAAAGAACAAGATTTTAGAAGAAGAAGATTTGCTCCTTATAGTGATCAATACTTAAAAAAATTACAAAAAGAAGGAAAGTCTCAAAAAGTAGATTTATTTTTTACTGGAAGAATGTTAGGATCTATTACAGGCAAAGTTAAATCTAGTAGAAAGGCAACTGTATTTTTTAACAATGCAGAAATGAGACAACGAGCTTTATTTAACCAAGTTTTGAATGAACCTAAAAGAGAGTTTTTTGGATTTGATAATCGTACTGAAAAACTTATAAAAAAAGAGTTTGTTCAGTTTATGGAAAAAGAAATTAGAAAGATGAGATTATGAGCAACAGAGAGAATATAGCATCAAACATAGCTTCAACTATTAGTGGCATATCTAGTCCAAGTATTAAAAAGGTGACTAGACAACCTTTCGATATTGATGAGCTTTCTGACAAACAATATCCTGTTGTAATAGTACAAACTAGTGAGGAAACAAGAGAAGATATTGAAATAGGTGAGGGAGCAAGAACAAGGCAAGGAACGATAGACTTTGTTTTATCAGGTTTTGTAAAAGGAGCAGAGGTTAATATTGATACAAAAAGAAATCAGTTGATTACCGCTATTGAAACTGAATTAGAATCTGATATTACTAGAGGTGGTAATGCACTTGATACAGAAGTCATATCTGTTGAAACTGATGAGGGGACTCTATTCCCTATTGGTGGGATCAGGATGACTATCAGATGTATTTACGTTTTTGAATCAGGAACACCTTAAGGAGTAATATGTCAAATTTAGAAAAAAAGTTAGATAAGATAGAAAAAAAAATAGATGCAATTGAAAAGTTGCACGATAAAGAATCTTTGATGTGTGAAGAGGTCAAAGATATTATAAGCGAAATTCGTGAAGAAAACTCTGAAGATGAGGACTTTGAGGAGGAAGATTTTGAAGAGGACGATGAAGAAGAGTTTGACGAGGACGATGAAAAATAATATAAACAAATTAATCGGAGGAAAATAAAATGGCAGTTCATCATGGAAAAGAAGGACAAGTAGCAGTAGGTGGAACAGCAGTAGGTGAGTTAACAGGATTCACTCTTGAAACAACAGGAGATGTAGTTGAGTCAACTAAAATGGAAGATGGAGCAAAATCTTTTATAGCTGGTAGAACATCATTTTCAGGTACTTTAGAAATGCACTTTGACGAGACAGATAGTGGTCAAACAGCTTTAACTGCTGGTGCAAGTGTGACTTTTAAATTATTACCTGAAGGAAGCTCATCTGGTGACAGAAAGTTTGAAGGTGCTGGTATAGTGACAGGAATGTCAGTTAACCAACCTTTAGATGGAGTTGTAGCTAGATCTGTGACATTTCAAGGCACTGGTGCTTTAACTATTGGTACAGAATAATAATTTATGTCTATTCTTAACAGAGCTAAATCTCACTTTGAGAGTTTAGGAGTACAATCTTTAGAGGTTGAAGAATGGCCTGATGATAGTGGTAAACCCACAATTATTTATTGGAATCCAATCACACTAGCAGAAAAAAAACGTCTATTTGAAAGATCAAGTAATATAAATGATGTTGGTTTGTTAGCCGATATTGTAATTATGAAAGCTCTTGATAAGGATGGAAACAAAATATTTAAGTCAGAAGATAGATTAGATATTATGCATAAAGTTGACTCTGATGTCCTTGCAAAAATATCAACTGCTATGGTTCAAGTCATTACTCCCTACGAGTCAAAAAAAAAGTAAATACTACCCCTGAACTCCGAAATATGTTAGTAGTTGCGGACAGGCTAAAAATAACTTTAAAACAAGTCTTAGAAATGTCTGAAACAGAATATAATACTTGGTTAGGTTATTTTATGCTTGAACAAGAAGAATATAACAGGAATAGAAAAATATAATGGCTCAGAATCTAGTACTTAATATTTTAGCAAAAGATAAAACTAAAGTAGCTCTGCAAGGAGTTCGTAATGGATTAAACAATTTAAGAACTGCGGTTTTTTCATTACAATCAGCTATTGTAGGTATTGGTGGTGGTTTAGTAATTAGATCATTAACAAAAGTAGGATCTGAAGTTGAGGACTTAGGTGTTAGGTTTAATTTCTTATTTGGTAATGTAAAAGAAGGAACTAAAGCATTTGATAACTTAATAAGTTTTGCGGCTAGAGTTCCTTTCTCACTTCAAGAAATATCAGCGGCATCAGGAAACTTGGCAGTTGTGGCCAAAGATGCAGATGACTTAACTCGTATCTTAAAAATTACAGGAAACGTTGCGGCAGTGACAGGATTAGACTTTAGACAAACTGCTGAACAAATACAGAGATCATTTGCTGGAGGTATAGCGGCCGCAGATGTATTTAGAGAAAGAGGTGTTAGAGCTTTATTAGGTTTTAAAGCTGGAGCTACTGTCACTGCTGAAGCTACTATAAAAGCATTTGAGGATACTTTTGGTGAGGGTGGAAGATTTGGTAAAGCAACTGAGGTTCTTGCAACTACATTTACTGGTACTCTCTCAATGCTATCAGATAAACTTTTTAAATTTAAATTAGATACTAACAGAGCTGGATTTTTTGATTTTTTTAAAAATGCTCTTGTAGTTATTAATAAAGGAATAGAGGATAACTCAAAAGCCTTATCTAATTTCTCTCAAGCAGTAGGAGAGGGTTTAGTAAACTTTATCAAACAAGCCTTATTAGGTGGTGCGGCTTTACTTGATTTACTAAGACCTATTTTTCAAACAGTTGCAATAGGTATTGGTGGATTAATAGATGTAGTTAAAGGTTTGCCACCAGGTATTAGAGAGCTTGGTATAGTTGGGTTCTTGATGCTTGGAAGAACAGGCAAAATAGCTATAGTTGGTATTCTTGGATTACTAAAAGCTATTGGAGTTGATTTAGATAAAATAACAAATAGCATTTTTGGAGCAACTAAACAAACTGAAGAGTTTGGCCCAGCAATGAAATCAGTAAATGAGTTTATAAAAAAAATAGAAGAAAATATAATTTTATCAAAAGAACAATTAGCAGAACTTCAAAAAGAACTTAAAAAAGTAGAAGAAACTGCTAAAAAAACAGGAGTCTCATTTGAAAAAATTAAAGATTCAATAAAAAATCAAATTAAAAAAGACTTAGAGTCTATTAACGAAACAATAGGTAAATTTATTTTAAAAGGTGTTGATAACTTCTCAAGAGCTTTAGCAGAGGCAGTTGTATTAGGAAAAGAACTTAAAATGAGTTTAGAGGAAATTGCAAAAAATTTATTAGTTGAAATACTTGCTTTCACTATAAAAACAGTAATTCAATTAGGAATACAAAAAATTTTAGAAGGAACAATATTTGACATATTTAAAAAACAACGTGAGCAGTGCGAGGATATACTTGGCATAAAAATAAAAGATGCAACTGTAGAATCTATAAAACTTGCATTGATGAAACAACAAACAGCAGAGATGGAAAAGCAAAAGAAAATAAAAGGAACTACAATGCTTATGTCTGGAAATCCTTTAGGATTTTTAGGTTTTATGGCTAGTGGTGGATCTGTTGGTAAGGGCCAACCTACTATTGTTGGTGAGAAAGGGCCTGAACTATTTATACCTAACTCTTCAGGACAAATAACACAAAACGCTAGAGGTACAGGAGGAAGATCAGCAGTTGTTAATTTTAATATAAATACAATAGACTCAAGAGG